TTCCAGAAACGCCTGCTAAAGTTCTAAGACTAGCTTCACCTAAAGATGAAGTAGCTGTTGCACTTCTTCCTAGTTCTAAATTAATTGATCTATTAGCTGTTGTACCGCCAATAGATAAAGTTCCTGATGCAGCTAGTGTCATGCTGATATCCTCTGGTTTAATTCATCTATTTGCCTTTGTTGGTCTTTGATAGCTTCAATAAGTAAAGGTACTAATTTTTCATAATGAACTGTTAGATATTCCTCATCAACACCCTCTGTATGACTAATAGGTGCAATATCAATAACTTCAGGTAAAACTTTTTGTACTTCTTGAGCATTTACGCCTACTTGTTGTTTATCATTTTTATAACCTAGTTTTTTTGCTTTTTGGTTTTCTTTAAAGTAATAACCATTTAATTGTTTTACCTTGTCTACAGCGTTATCTATTTTTCCTGTAAAGTCTTTTAATCTTTCATCAGAATAATATGCAGTAACATTACCAGTTGACCTAACTTCACTAAATGAAACTGTAGTACCATGCATTGCAAATTGTGACCAAGCAGTAGTTGCAGAAGCATTAGTTTTTCTACCATAAAACTCTTGATTAAAAAATTGTCCTGCAATTTGCATAGCATAATTATTGCTATTATTTGAATGTCTGGCTTCTATTAAATGTTGCCAAGAAGTTGCACCTGAATAGTAATTAGTTGGTGAAACAGTTTCAAAAAAACCTGATTGTGAAGCTATAGCACCTGCATCATTTTTAGTATAGGTTCTTGAGCCATTACTTCCATAAATTAAAGTTGATGAAGCAGCATTAGAAGTAATTGTTAAACCTGCAATATTAGTTAGGTTTCTTGAGCCATCCATAACTACAGTTTCGCCCATAGACCAGCCACTAGAATTTACCTTTAGTTGATTTGCACTTGTATTATTGTTATATCTAATATGAGTAGTGCCACTAGAGCCTGAACCAATAAATGTACTACTTGCATCAAAAATAATTGCATAACCTGCTGAAGCATGGCTTGTATGAAATATACCTGAATAAGATCCATTAGCACTCCAAACACCCATTTTTGCATTTGATGCTGTAACATTACCTGTACTTGTAATAGCACCACTAGAGATAGTTCCTGCAAAAGTAGCGTTACCTGTGGCTCTGGCTATTGACACAACATCAGATGAAGTGCCATAGCTGTATAGCTTAAAATCGCTTGAGCCGACATTTCTCTCTCCAATTATCCAATCAGCAGTAGAACCAGTGATAAACTTCAACATGTTATTTTGGTTCACATCACCTCTAGTCAACGTGACAGTATCTGCTGTTGATGCTGCTGTTATTGCTAATTGTGGAATTGTTAATAATCCACTACTTGTAATAGCACCACTAGAGATAGTTCCTGTTATTGAGATGGTGTTGTCAAGATTTAAAGTAACTGCACCTGAAGTACCACCGCCATTTAAGTTACTACCAGCAGTAACAGAAGTAATGCCACTAGAACCGCCACCGCCAACAGCAGAGCCATTAAAATATAAAGAGCCATTTAATTGATATAATGCATTTGTTGTATTTGGTGCAACACTGTTGTCATGTAAATATAATGCTTTCCATCCATTTGATTGATCGCCTAATGAATTTATGCCTGAACTAATTGGACTGTTTCTGAATGATTGTCCAGTACCTAGCATATAGATAGTACCACTACCACTAAGCCATAAACCTTTAGCATCTGTATTTGGAGAGCCACTTGTCCATATATTAGAATTATAAGGATCGCCAGTTGCTAAAATTACAGTTCCTTTATCAGTATCAGTATCAGCAGATATAACTGGTTGAGCATTGTCACCACCACCTGTTATAGAAGTTGGAATTAATGAATATAAACCTGCTTGCCCTGTAGCTGATAATGTAGGTGCTTTAACTTTTCCATTAATTACTAAATCAGCACCATTAAAAGATAATTTATCTTTAAGCGAAAATTGTCCTGCATTATCTACATAAAATGCTGTATTTGAATTATTAAATGTTCCAACACCTAAATATATTTTATTAGATGCAAGAGTAACACCACCAATAGTTCCGCTTGTAGCTGTTACTGATCCTGAAATACTAGCACCAGTAGCAGTCATTACACCTGCTGAAGATACAGTAAATGCACCTGAACCTATGTTTATGCTTCCTGCATCAATAGCTCCTAAATTAGAATTTATTGCAGATAAATTATTCACAACAATTTTATCTGCTCCAATAGTACCTGAAGTTATATTATCTGCATCTAAATTAGTAACTGTAATAACTGAAGCATCTATAGTTCCTGCTGAAATTTTATTTGCTGTTAAAGATTGTATTTTTGCACTAGTAACATTGCCATCTAATATTTTTGGAGTAGTAATAGCATCATTTTTTATATCAGATGTTCCTGTAGGAGCAATGCCAATTGTAAAAGTTAAAGTAGCTGGAGATGATTCTGAGCCTAATACATTTAATGAGGTAACACTAGCAACATAATTAGCATTTACAGGCACAAAATTTAAATCACAATTAGTTACATCTACTATTCTATTTAAAACTTGATTGCTAGAACTATCTACAACATTAACTCTATATTGATAATCAGGAAAATCTGTTGGTTCATTCCAAGATAAGAATGGTCTACCTGTAGAACTAGAATCAGTATCAGTAAATGATAATCCTGTTGGAGCTTTAACTGCATAAGCAGAAGGTAGGTTAGCTAGTTCTTCTACTGGTTCTTGAGGTGGCACTTCCCAAGTATAAACATCAAAGTATTCTATTAAGCTAACTGCGACTAAACCGCTTGATTGTAATTCTAATGCTTCAACTCTACAAACCTTACCTGAGAATCCTAAACCTGCATAAGTTAAATCTACTATGTCTCCTACATTTAGTTTATACATCTCAGGCGTTCCTAAGAACTGCATGGTGGTTTGATTTCTACTTCTAGTTAAGATTGCTTTACCCATGTTGTAAGCTACATAAGGGTCTGTTACATAAGGAAATTCAGCTTTTATTTCTAATATTTCATCACCATCATCAGAGTAATAATTAGGACTTGCAGTATGTAAAACTGTAGCTGTATCTAATTCATATTTTTTATTAGCATTGAAAAATTCAATAATAACTTTATTTGCTTTTTTATCTTTATTACCATAATCAACTGATATACCTGCATCAGAAATAATATGATTATCAGTAATGCTAAATGTAGAAGAACCTGTATCTTCTATTGATAGCTCATACTTACCATCTATGTATAAAAAGATACCTCTCATGTTTGCAAGAAGCTCTTTTGCATTTTCCATTACATTTTTATTTGTATCTAAATAACCATTGCAATGAAATCTAATAGCTTTTACTAATGATGTACCATTTGATTGTAAAGAATAATCTTGAGTAAGTTCACCTCTAAAATAAATTTCTAAAAATACACCTTCACCATAATAACGATTTCTATCTACATCTTTTATTTTGACATTATTTAAAACAATATTTCCACTTGAATCTTTAAGAGTAAATCTTTCACCTATTTTATTTTGCCACCATCTTATTCCATTACCACTACCTGATGGTATAGATATAAAATCATCACCTGATTCACCTTGCCATTGAAAAGTTTGTTCTGTATCACCAAAATAAGGGTTATTAACTAAAGTTTCTGCTGTATTAGCAGCAGAGCTAAAAGTAGACATATTTATTTGTGATTGTGTTAAACCTTTACCATATTCATTATTAGTAATGTAATCTAAAAAACATAAAGCTGGATTATCTGACCACTCGT